GTATACCTTCCGAATCCCGCAGCGAACGCGCCGACCAATGTGCCGCTGACGCCGCTGTCGGGCTGCATCGCGAATTTGAACGCGGTCGCGCAGGCGCTGCAGGCGAAGGTCGGTGTCGACGGAAGCACGGTTCCCACGTCGATAGACAAGCGTCTTGCGGATACCGAGGCCGCATCGGCAGATCACGCTACGCGCTTTGATGCCGTAGATACGCGCTTTGATGCCGTAGAAGCCACCGCTGCAGAGCACGAAACGCGACTGAGAAATACCGAAGCCGCCGCTATAGGCTATCAGGTCACGAATATTCA